GCCAGAGTTGCCGCCGCTGATTACTTTTCAAATTGCTTCCGCGTGGATGAGCGGCAATCATCCGTTGTACCTAGAGTTCGCAACCGTCGAGGCCGAAAGCAACGTGACAAACTGTTCCGATTTCAACGTCACGGCGCCGGGGCCGGGGCTGCCATCGGTCGGGACGATCACCGTAACGCCGGGCGGCGAATACGAGCCGGGCGACATTCCATCCATCACCGAAGACGACCTAGCCGGGTTGTATGTTGATGTGCAATGGGGGCCGATTAGCGCGTCTGGCGTTGCAGAAACTATAGACGGCAATTTGGTATTTGATGTTTCGGGATGCGGCAGCAATTCACAGGCTGGCGTCGGCGTGCCGTGGCAAGACATCACGGGATCATGGTGCCAAGAGTTTAAAGATAGCGCCCGGCAGAAAGCGGAAGCGATCGTCCCTGCGGGCTATCAATTAACAACCGGCACGCCAACGTGCAAAGACGAGACACGGGTAAGCGGGCCATTTTTGCACATCACCCTCGGCGCGGAGTGCGTCCCCGGATGGAGTGATATTGCAAGCGTCGATAGCGGGGGCGGCGTGACGATTACCATGGCCCGCGAGGCAGACTATTATGTCTCGTTTTTTAATCCTAATACTTTCGCCTTTGTTGGAGGCCCGATTAATCCGCTCAAGACTTGCGAGTGGCGTTATCCAATTCTGGCGATTCCAGTAGACGACAAATACATTCCATCCGGTCAGGTTCAGTTAGGCGCTCCCATTTTTTCAACATCGACGACGGGAATTGTTGGATTCGAAGACGCAGGGTACTGGTTCGGTGATGCGTTTGAAACCGAAACATTTTGCGTAAACCCAGGCCCGCCGACTATCACATTTTCCAGGCTGCCATGATCCGCTGCCACAAATCGCACCTAGAGTCGCGATGCAAACAGCGCGGCTATCGTCTGGCCGACGTTATGCCGTGCGTGATTGAGCAACACGGCGACGAGTGGTTAATCGACCCGAATCATCCAGCCTATCCGCGGAATCGTGGCACATGGAAACCGATTGACGTTGGCCGCGTGGTGGAAAATGCGCTCCAATCCGTAGGCATCACGAAAGACCGCGTTGAGAAGTTGACAGGCACGGCCGGAAAGCCCGGCGGCTGCGGCTGCGCCGCCAGGAAACAATGGCTAACGGAAGCGGGAAACACCGTGCAATACGCCGCACGCGATGCCATCGATGCGGCAAAGCGGTTTTATCTGGGCGAGTAGCACAAGACCGGCCGCGGCACGGCTCCCAGCCCCTATAACCGCAGGCATGGCGACCGCCCGCACCATCTACGTTAACGGCGAGCGGTGGACGATCCGCCATTGCCGCGTACCAAAAACGATTCACGGCGACTGCGATTACAACACGCGCACGATCCGCGTCTCCAGCAAACTACACGGCGAGGATTTTCTAAACGTCTTACTACACGAATGGATTCATGCGCGGTGGCCCGATTTCTCCGAATCCGTGGTATCGGAATCCGCAGACGAACTTGCCGCGATGTTGCACGCCTACCAATTCCGCCAGCCTGACGACCAAGAGGATTGAATGCCACTCGACCCAATCCAGCGCATAGCGCGCAACATCATCGCCCGCTACCCCGATCATCCGGCGCGGTCGCTCGCGCGGGCGCTGGTCGAGAAGGCGAACGGCGCGATTACCCTGGAAGCGGCGCGGTCGCGGGTGCGGCGCGAGTTGGGTTCGATCGCCAGCCCCACGAAGGGGCGCACCTCGCCCGCATTCAAACGGGCGCCGCGGGCGCCGGGCGAAGGCATCGCGGCGCCGCCGTCGATCGCGAAACCGTGGCTGCCGTTTGATTTCCCGGCCACCGGGAAAATCGGGATCATCAGCGATATTCATTTGCCCTACCATTCCGATGCGGCGCTCGCGGCTGCGGTGCGGCAAATGAAACGCGACAAGGTGCGCGGAATCCTCATCAACGGGGATGCGGTTGATTTCTACGCGATAAGCCGCTGGGAAAAGAATCCCGCGGAACGCGACTTCAAGCGCGAACTTGAGCAGGCACGGCAGTTTTTCGCGTGGCTGCGGCAAGAGTTTCCCCGCGTTCCCATCGTCTTAAAAACCGGCAATCACGAAGAGCGATGGGCCGCGTGGTTGATCCAGCACGCGCCCGAAATCTGCGATTTGCCGGAAATGGGGTTGGCGAAATGGCTGCACCTTCCCGGCGCCGGCATCGATTTCGTGGACGATAAGCGGCCGATCATGCTCGGGAAACTCACCGTGCTGCACGGCCACGAATTGCCGCGGCAACTCGCTTCGCCCGTCAACGCGGCCCGCGGTGCCTGGGTGCGGACGAAGGCCACGGTGTTAGTCGGGCATCATCACCGCACAAGCGGACACAGCGAGCCGAATATGTGGCATGAGGAAACTTTTTCGTGGTCGATCGGCTGCCTTGCTGACCTCACGCCGGAATACGCCAGAATAAACGCATACAATCATGGTTTCGCGGTGTGCGACGTTTCCGACGATGGCAGTTTCGACGTTCACAATTACCGCATCGCAGCCGATGGCGCGGTTCGTTCGTCCTAAACGCTGGCACGATGCGGCCGCGTTTGCGATACTGCGGCCATGCACATACTCACGGACGAGTATTTCGCGCAGGCCAAACAGCGGGCTATGCGGTTTGCCGGCTGCCTAGATGCCGGCACTTCCGGCACGCTGGCCGCCGATGTGCTGCGATTGCTCGCGTTTATTGACACGCTACGAAAGGAATCGGAAATGCGCATCGATTCGCAAGCCGGCATTGTTCCCCCCGTCGCGGAAGCCGCCACCGACGCGCATCCTTCCGATTGGATTTTGCGAGGGGATCGCGAGTTGCGCGGCGGCACACCGCAGCCGAAGCCCGCGCGGTTGCTTGGCGACGGGGTAGCCGCAGTCGGCGGCGAGGAAAGCCCGGCGGAACGTCTGTTGCGGGAAGCGGCCGACACGACGCGCCAGCGCCGCGCGAACTACTCGCCACCGCGGGAGCATTTCGCGCGAACCGTGGGCGCTATCAATGCGATCTTTGCAAGCAAACTCCGCGAGCCGTTCACGCCCGCCGATTGGGCAATGATGATGATTCTGGACAAGTGCGCGCGGCACCAGGGCGATCGGAAAACTTCCGATACGCCGGTCGATTTGGCCGGCTATGCCGGCTGCCTTGCGGAATGCGAAGCCGACGAACCATAGACCGGCCGGATGGGCGCCGCCGCGCGTAGGCTGAACGCGGAGGCGCTCGCGGTGATTTCGCGTTGGAACCATTGGCGCCGCGGAGGCGCTGACGGGCGCGAGGCGATCGCCGCGGTAGGCGAGCGGAAATCGTCCGTCAGTGACTACACGGCGCAGCAGCAGTTTTGGGGCAAGGTCACAAGCCGGCCGCGGATTTCGCGCCGCGATCTTGAGTATCTGGCGTGGAAATTGGGCTGCACCGTCACCGCGGTAAAGGCCGCAATCGACCAAGGGCTATTCGATGGCAGACTCGACTAGCGACGTTTTCGCCGGCACGATCACAACGCGGGTTCAATGGTCGCGCGTCGATACGCAGGAAAACGGTTCAATCGCGAACCGGAATCTAGTCAGCGCCGTTTACTCCATTGGTGACGGCAGCGGAGCCGGCGCCGCCGATGTTGTCTGGGCGGATTCGCGCACGATCCCCGCCGAATCGGTTGACGAAATTGACCTGTTGGCATTGTCGCAAACGACGCTCGGCGTTTCCGTGCCATGCACGATTCGCCAACTTCGCGCGGTGCGAATCGTGAACAGCGAAACGGATGCCGGAATGGCGATCCGCGTGGGCGCCGATGTGACCGGCGCGACCTACGCTTTCGAAGTCGGGCCTGGGAGCGAAGTGCTGTCCATCAACAATTCGGACGCATGGCCGGTCACCGAAGCCAATAGCGTGCTGCGGATCGCGAACACGAACGGCGATCCGGCAACCTATTCGATCGTGCTAATCGGCACTTCGGTGGAGGCCGAATAGGCATGGCATCGACGTTTTCCCTGTCTGGCTTGCTGCGGCTTGTGCCGCGTTGGGTTGACGACCTAACCGCCACCGCTGTTACCGACACGGCAACTATCGTGCAGACCGTGGCGCTTTCAAACGGCGCCGCGGCCGGGCAAGCGGATGGATACTGGCGCGATCTGCTATCGATCCCTGCGGATGACGCCGCAACGATCGACCTTTTCGCGCTGCCCTTATCCGCGTTCGGCGGCAGCGGATCGCTCGCGCTCTATAAGGTGAAAATGGTTTTGGTGGTCAATCGTTCGGCGGCTGCCGCGGTGACGTTTGGCGCGGCCAATTCCAATCGGTGGGCCGGTTTTTCCGATGGGCCGATTTCGATTCCGGCCGGCGGGACGTTGTTCGCCTTCGATCCCGCCACCGGCTACGCGGTCGGCTCATCGTCGCGCGCGATCGTGATCGAAAACCAATCCGCCACGGCGGCGGCTTCGGTCGATGTTTACATCGTGGGGGTGATCGATTGATAAGCGAGGCTCCCAACATGGCGGCGCGCGATCCGCTGCGGTTCGAAGACAAATTGTCCGCGTTTCTCGCGATCGCGCGGCTTAAGGTTCACGGCGGAATCACCGTTGCGGAGTTTGGCGAATTGCTGATGGCTGCGATGCGCATGGCGGTTGCCGCCGTCGATGCAATGCCAGAAACCGGCGCCGAAAAAAAGGCGCTTGTCCTATCGGCGGTCGGCGTGGTGTTCGATGCGCTGGCGAACTTCGCGGTTCCTGCGCTGGCCTACCCGTTTTGGATCGCAGTTCGGCCCGCCGTGCGGGCGCTGGTGCTGGCGTTTGCCGATGGTGCGATTGAATCCCTGTTGCCGCTGGTGAGGCTCGCGAAATGATGACGGTTTTTCTGGCCGCGTGCGCAGCCGCGGCGGCATTCTGGCCGACGATCGCCGCAGCCCTGCCGGCCGGCGGTGGTGTGCGGCTGCCGCGGATGCCGGCGCCGCGGGCGCACGCTGGATACGCGGGCGCGATTGCCGCGCTTTCCGCAGTGCGGGGGCGGTTGCTGGCAACCGAAGGGCTTGCCGACAAGGAACGCGCGGCGATCGACACGCTGACGCTCGCGCTGGTCAACGGGAGTGACCGGGAATGAACACGCGAACCCGCTACATACTGGCGATCGCGCTCGCGGCCGGCGCGGTTGTGTCCTATCTCGCCAACAACGGGCGCCAGGAACCAACGCCGGCACCGCTGCCAGACAACGACGTTATTAGTCTGCGCGGCCGATTCATCGGCCCCACGGCATCGGCCGACGCTGCGGTGCTGGCATCGCTTACCGACGAACTGGGCGCGGTTGTCGAATATGACGGGATGCAGCCGGAACCGCGGTTGCGAACTGCGGCGGCGCTTGACGATCTGCGGATTTGCGCCCGTGAACTGCGGTTGCGCGGCGATTCGATCGGCGCACGGCAGCCGCGGGTACGCGCGGAAATTGATCGCTACATGACCGCGGCGCTCGGCACGGACGGCGGGCCGATCACGCCAGAGCAGCGGGCGCAATGGGTGGCCGCATTCCGCACGATCGCGAGGGCGGCAGCCGATGCGGCGCGATAGCGGGCGGATCGATTGGCCGATCATCGGCGTTGCCATTGCCGGCATTGTGTGCGCGGTGCTGGCCGGCGCGATGCTGCGCCGCCTCGACGCGCTCGGCCGGCGGAACTTCGGCTATACGCCAAACCCCGAAGCCACGCGCGAGTTTCTGCGCGAACTGGAAAAGCCGCGTTTCGCGCAGGCCGCGGCCGATGTGATCGCGAACGCGGAAGGGCGCGATGCGTACCTATGGCGATATGCCGACAAGGCACACCGCGCGGTCTACGGGCAGCCCTTCGGCCCCTGGAAACAGGGGATCGGAGATTGTGTCAGTTTCGGCTGGGGGGCTGGATCATACGTTGGGCAATGCGTGGATTTTGCGCTCGGCCGGTTGCCGGAACCGCCGCTATTGGTCGCAACGGAAGCGATCTATGGGGGCAGCCGCTGCGAATCGCGCGGCGTCACGTTCGCCGGGTATTCGGATGGTTCCTATGGCGCCGCCGCAGCGCGTTGGTGCGCCGGCATGAAATCCGGCATCGGCGGGATTCTGTATCGCAAGGACTACGGCAACGGCATCGACCTAACGACATACGATCCGGCGCGCGCGAGAGATTGGGGGGCGTATGGCTGCGGCGGAAAAAACGACGCTGGCCGGC